AAAGTACAAGTTTCAGATTCATTTTGTTCAGCGAAAAGCACTGCACGGCCTAATCTCGCAGCTTGATTACGAGAAGTACATGCAAATGCTTTTATTTTCTTGATAACTGTACCTAATTTACTTATAGCGGTTGCATCTTCTATTACTTCAAAATCTACTTCCTTTGAATCCATATTAAAGTAGCTGACAGAAATAACGGAATGACGTTGTTTAAGACTGCTTCCTGAGTAGTTAAAACCTCCTTCTCCTACGTTAGCTAAATTAAATAAGTAACTTGGAGTAGTCTCTTTGTCTTGGGTTATTGTTACGCTTCCTGCTGACCATATAGGCATACATCTCATTACACCTGATAACTCGTTAATTGCATCAAAAGCTTCTTTAGGGTCTTGAATATTCACATTACAGCTAAATCTAGCTTCCTTTGTACCAGCACCCGTTCCATCATCAACTAATTCGTTTGAATATTTACTCGCAGCTACAAAACTAAATAAATCTAAACTGCTATCAGTTATGTGATCTCCAAATCCATATCTAGTATTAGTAAGCAAATCTAGCAAGCACATGGCTGGACAATTTGTATAGGTTGCTGCTCCCATGACTCCATTGAATATGTAGCCGTCTGGGTACTGTATTCTTCCAGTTTGCATATCAACAGTTGGAGTACCTGTACCAGATGCTCCTGCTCCTGGTATTCGCACTTTTATTCCTCGGATTCTGTAAGTTCTTTTAGGAATCCGATTAAATTGCTTACTATCTAAACGTAAAGCTGTATAAGCACTATTCGGATAATTAGATTTATTGTCTATAACTTCTTGTAAACTTGTAAATTGAAAAGCATTAATTCTTTCAGTAGTTGTACTATCTATAGTATCTCTAAGCACTCTTACATCGACAGGAAATGCCCCTGTAACTGTTATCCTGTGATCTCTTGCATAAGCATCAGCAGTTCTTCCTTCTACGCTTGAAGTTATAACATCACTAAAACCACCGTTATTGTATTGAACTTGTATTCTGTAGGCAACTGTATCTCCTCTAATATCTCCATCATCTTCTAATACTTGTATTTGAGGCCAAGTTAAAGTAACAATGATGGCATCAACATCTGTATTATTTACTCTTCTAGTAACCGATCCAACGATAGCTTGGGAGTTTGTTCCATCTGTATTAACTACGTTTACACCCACACCAGTAGGTGACCTGCTTTCAGCAGGAATACCACTCATTGCACTTTGGTTTGCCGTTCCAAACTCAGATTTAAAAGTTACGTCTTTAAAATTAAAATCAGTTTCATTAGGAGAACTATTACTAGCATTAGCTTGCAAAATAGGAGTATCGTCTAGAAATACATCTTTTAAACTTGCGTTTTGGTAAGCTGTCGAGGTTCTATCTGTAATCTCTGCTTTTGAAGGAGTCGCAAAACCTTCTATTTCTCCTTCAGAAATTAAATCTTGAACAGTGGCAAAACTTCTGCTATGTAAAGTATCAGGAGCACGATATGGAGCAGGGGGTGGACTTGGTTGCCCTCCTCCATGTCCTCTAATAATTTTCTTACTATTAGTCATGCGTCTACTTGATTAGTATCTACTGCTGCACTTATTACAACACTTCCTGTAAAAATTTCACCATACACTATTGGAACGGGAGTTCCTGCTCTTGAAGTATTTTGTAACCCACTAAAACTAAACGATAAACGAGGATCTTCTTCTGATGAAAATTTTTGAGGTTTAGGTAAGGGAAAAAGCATATCACTTACACCTGATAAAACCAGGGCAAGACCTATATTTCCACCAATGGCTGCCAAACCACCACCAGTAAATCCAAAAACACCTCCTGCACCTAAACTAAGTCCTGTTCCTCCAGAAAAAACAGCAACACCAATCAAAGCAGCACCTAATAAAACTTTTCCAAGACCTTTACCCGAACCTGTTATTACTGGAATAAAATGAATATCTTGTTTTCCTACGGGATAATTAATTTCATCTTTATCAATACTGTAGTCACCTACCTTTACTTGATAATATTTAGGACTCATATAGGCTTCTAATTCTGGAAAATTATGTATTAAAAAACTTACAGCTTTACTTATAGTATCTGCCTTAATTTCAAATTCTTTGTGTCCAATAAATTCTGCTAATTTTCCGTATAGTTTTATTTTACGAAGCATAACGCAACCTCTTTCCCGTACATTTTAACAGCCATTCAGAGTAAGGCTCTCTACAACTTAGTCTATCTGTTAAATGATGAATAACATCTCCTTTAAAAAATAATGCTACATGATTTAAACCTGGGCTAAGAACACTCATAAACAATAAATCTCCATCTTCTAATTTTTCTTCTGCTCTAAGTTCTCTAAATCCTGTTCGCCAAGCACATCTTTCAAACATTGGATTTCTTAAAAATTCTTCTGGTGTGATAGGTCTTTCCCAATCTCTTAATTCTATGTTTTTATTTTCTTTATACCAATCTCTAACTAAACTCCAACAGTCTGTTATTCCCCATACCCATTGACGACCCAATAATGGGGGTTTGTATCCACAAGGTTCTAAGTATGCCCACTGTTCTGTTTTTGGGTTAACAATGTACCAGGGTAAATTACTATCTTCGCAGCTAACCTTATCGGCTTGACTAGGATCAGGTGGAGTAATTGGATGACTATGAACTACTCCAATTATTTCGCCCGTATTATCTGCTCTTACATAATCTTCTGGGTCCATGATAAAACATTGATGATCTGTCATTGAAAGATTGCGACAAGGATAGTATCTTTCTTTTCCTTTTATATTCAATAAAAGACCACAGGCTTCTTTAGGGTCTTCTCGTTGTGCATGAAGTAATGCTTTGTATTTCCAAGTCATTATGTAAACGTGCCAATACTAGGAAAATCTGCTCTAGTGCATTGTCTTTTAGGACAGCTTATTCCTGCTAAATCTAAAACAGAAGCTAATTCAAATTCTACAACTTCTCTATTTTCAGATGCTTTACGATCAATAGAATAAATTTCTTGAGGAAACTCTGCTGTTGGATCAGCATCAGCATTTTGACCATCTGCAAAATTATCAGCATCAATAAATTTAGCTAATGTTCTTATTCTTGTTAATGTAGAACCCGTTAAATCATTTCCTGGTGTAGTTTCATTTACGGTCAACAAAATCGCAGAAAAACTCAAACCTGTAACAGAACTACCTACATTTCCTCCATTACTAATAACTAATTTTGGTCTAGGTATTTGACCGTTTTTATAAGCAAAACCTGTAGCTTGTACAGGAAATCTAAAGTATGAATTTCCTGCCCATACAATTTTTCCATTTGCATCTAAATTACTTCCTGCGTGAAATCTATAAACAGTATTAGCACCATGCAACGCTGTGCTTAGTTGTAAAGTAAACAATTCAATAATTGCACTTGGATTTATATCCTGTAAATTATCAAAAATTGCTGCGTTTACTGACATTAGGTTGTCGGCTCAAATACTTCTCTAAATGTAGCGGTAATTTGTGCTCTGTTAAAGTATGGTATTGATTTAGACCATGACTCACATACAAATTGCGAAGAACTGATCTCACCTGGAGGAGTAAAAGTAAAACTGGCAGAGTCAATAGCACGGGCATCGAGGAATGTCTCTATGGTATTAGCACCCGAAGCTGACACATCAAATTTTAAATCATAAACTTTAGCATTTTGATGTTCAGGTAATCCTAATAAAAGTCTGTGTTCATATCCATCTGCAAAACGTATAGTTCTAGTAGCTGGTTTTGATTTTTTTCTTACTCCATAAGTAGGGTCGATACTTGGAAAGGTAGCCATTATGCAAGTATTCCTCCAGGTCTTTTTTGTTGTACTAATTCAGATTGTATCGCAGCAGAGATAAGTCGACCAAGTTCTCTTCCTCCTTCTTCATTACCTTCAACTGATGATCCAGAAGCATCTACATTTACTATGACGGTGGTTGAACCACCAAGAGCATGATTCGGTGTAATCGTACCAGAAACACCTGGGCTGAACATCTCTGGCCCACGCTCTCCTACTATGTAACTTCCACCTTTCTTTACTGGTCCACCATTTGCTTTAAAAATAGCTCCTAGTAAACCTCCGCCTCCTCGTTCAAAAGTTCCTCCAAAATTACCAAATATTGCCATATTGATAAAACCATCTATTAACTTATTTACTACGTTATTTAAAAGATTACCTAAGGTTTCAGTTCCTTTTATTAAACCTCTAATACCATTACCAATGTCTTGAGCAATAATATTAGAAACTTCTCTAAAAGGATCTGCAAGTGCTTTTGCATTATTGACAACTTGTTCTTGTAAATTAATTTGTGCTTCTAATTTTTTTATAGTGTCACCATGTAAGTCATTTTCTGTTCCTTTATTATCTAATTTTAAAAGTTCTAATTCATTTTCTAAATTAGTTAATTCAAATTGTTCCTGCATTAGAGTTAGTTTTTCACTACTCGTAGTTAATCTTTTTTGTTCAATCTCTAAAGCTTGCTGTAAAGGTAAAATTTCTTTGTTAAATTTTGTTTTCTCAATCAACTCTTGATTTGGATTTGTTGGAGGAGGTCCTCCTTGCGGAGTTCCAGTTAAAAGATTTGAAGTAACATCTGGTGAGCCAACTGCTTTTTTAAGATTAAAAGTAAGTCTTTCATCAAAAATTTGACTATAAGTTTTACCAATATCTTTACCTTGATTTGTAGTTTTAAATAACCTTTGAGCTTCTAAATGAGATTGATTTACAATAGATTGTTGTACTTTACCGAAATTTTCACCTTCTTGAGCTTTTAATGACTTTAATAAATTACCTTGAGTCATTCCGCTTAGTATGGAATCAATAAATGGAACTAGAGCTTTACCTAAGAATAAAGTTATAGCTGTTCCTAATTCATTTATTTTATTTTTAAATTCAAGCATTTTTTCAGAATTTTCTCTCAAAATATCAGGTGCATCACCAAATCTTTCATTAAATTTATCCATAACTAATTTTGCTGCTGAACCTTTTAAACCTAACTTCTCTAACTCTTTAGCCATTTTTTCAGTAGGAGTTCCCACTAACCCTAGCTTTCCAATCAAATTCTCAATATTATCTTCTGGCTTACGCATTGCTTCACTTAGATCTTCCATAGCCGAACCAATGGCTGTACCAGCTATAGATAGTGCAAAACCAAACTGACCCATACCTGGTATTGCTGATAACGCTCCTCCAGCTATACCACCAGCTGCACCACCTAAAGCAGAAATAGGTCCTTGTCCGAATAACAAAGGAAAACCACCACCAATGATTCCACTTCCTACGGCACTCGCAGCACCTCTACCAAAAGCAGGCGTAAGTTTTCCTTTAGCTAGTCTTGCTTTGTGTAATTCTCTTTCTGCTTTTATTTCTTTTCTTAGTACTTGTTCTTTTGCTTGACTAAAACTAATACCTTTTTTGTATGCTGTTTCTTCAATTTCAAAAATTTTATTCTTTTTAAGTAGTTCTTTATTGTACTGATCTTCAACTTTAATTACATTTCGGATTGCTTTGCGATAGTCGTCAGTTCCTATGGCTGCTGTTTGAAAAGCTCTTTTAGCACGAGAAACTTCTTTACTTAAACTATCAAATGATTTAAGACTTTTTTTGCTATCTTTTACAACTGTTTTATTAAGTCTATCTATTGACCTTTGTAAAAGTCTAGTTTCTACACGAGTCCTTTGTAGTTCTTTCTGTCCTTTAACAGCTATAGCTATTTGAACATCATAATTAGCCACTTTTTAAAAAGAACCACAATATTTTCTCTATCTTACCGCTTTCTGCCTTTTATAGCACTATTTCTTTGTGCTTGTTCTTTTTGTTTTTCATATTCTTCATATTCTATTTCAGCATAAGCAGCCCAACCTACCATTTCTTCAACAGTTAAAGTTTCACACAGTTCAGCAACAGTTTTTCCTAATTCTTTAGCTAATGAAAAAATAAATTTCCATTGATTATTAGCTTTTTAACTCGGCTTTAGCCTCCTTTACCTCCCTGGTTTGACCAGCTTCTATCATTGCTAATTGAATTTCTTGCAAAATGTTTGCTTCGACTTCTCTTCTTAAAGAAGCTTTATCTCCATCTTGAAAATGCCTGTTTCCATCTTTATCTAATGCTTTTGTAATCATAAGTTGTAAAGCAAATTCGTTTGCATCTTCACCAATAGATTTTTTTTGTATTGATTCTCTTTCAGCAATAGTAAGTGGATGCCAATAAACAGTGAAAATAATTTTTCCATCTTTTATTACGTCATGTTGATATAGCTGGCTTACACCAAAACTATTCTTCAAAAGTTCGATTGCTCTAGTCATAAAATAAGTATTGCTACTTTATTATACTAGGCATTTGCTGAAAATTGGCAAGATATTACACCAACGAAATGACTCCTTTCTTCAATATCTAACAAGTTAGGGCCTACCATATCTTGTACTTTAGGTTTTACCGAAAAAGTATCTACATAATCAGAATCGTTGACAGAGGTTAGGCCATCTATAACTTTTTCTGCTATTTCTATTAAATCTTTCGTACCATTATTTTTTGGAACATGAATATTACACTGAATAACACCCGAGTAATAATCTATTGCTGATCCTTGAGGTTGGATAGTCGATTGTGAATAATTTACATTCATAACTACATATCTTTGATCTTGACCAGGAGTATTATAATTCAAGTTGTCATAAACCATCTCAATGGTCGGATCGTCATCTTGAACCGCATCAGTAACAGCTTTTTCAAATGCAGCACGGGTGTTTTTTAAACTCATAAGTTAAGCTCCGTAGAACCTGCTTGTGCACCTAATCTACCAAAACCAGGGCTTTGTCTTGATTGTAAGAATATTCTACCTTTTGTTTTCTTTTCTTTCATATTATCCCTAATTATTTTTGCCATACGTCCCTGAATAAAGTTTTGAATTTTACCACCTTCTAAAGCATACGCAGCGTGTTTTGCTCTGTTGCCAATAAAAACAGGTCTATCAATGTTAAATGTTCTTCTATTAGGGTATCTTATGCGTATAGTTGGATTGCCTGGCCTTTCACTACGCCATTTACCAGCTATTACTTTTTTACTTGCTTTATTAATATTAGACCATGGCTTGAATTTTCTAATATCATCTTTTGCCTTTATACCTGTAGTTTGTACTTTCCAACTAGATGCAAAAAATCCTGTCCATACAGGACTATGAGTTTTAGTTGATAAGCTTTTATGAGTTTTGTTAATAACAGTATTAAAATCAGCATTAATTTGTGCTGTCATATCTGCTATAGGATCACTTTTTAAAAAATCTTTTTTTCTAGCCATCAGAAACGCACGAAAATTGTGTAAAGATAAATTTGATTACCTTTTTTTGTGTTTATATCATAGATTTGTGCAGTTCTTACCTGTCCATCATATGTGAGCTTTACCTTGTCTCTAAATGTAATCTGATGATCACCAATTAAATCTGGAGTTATGTAGAGTTTAGCTCTTCTAATCTCTTGTCCTTCTTCCTCTTCAGATTGTATAAATTCAAGTGGAACTTTAATATCTGAATATGTGGTGTCTATACTTACAAGCTGACCATTATCGACATCATATTCTTGAACTCCTTTTTTTACAAAAGTAATTGTGTGATTAAAAGAATCACCTAAAGTCGCAACAACACTTTTAGCAACATTTTTAAATACCGAATCAAGTTGACCTGCCATTATCCTCTAACTACCCTCATTTGAAAAGTGCCAGCTCCTCCTAGCATATACGCTCCAAGATAGCTTTGTAACCATGGGTAAACGTCAAGAATATTATTTACAGATCCAGTTCCTTGACTAGCTGTATTGTATTTAACTCGAAGCTCACCTAAAGCAACTTCTTCAAAATTACCATCTTTACCAGTAGTGCCTGTGATCGCATCGGTATCATTCGCTAATGCTCTAGCTAATTCATATTCTGCATATTTAATGTTTAATGGAATTGTAGAACAAGCCAACTCAACACCATCGACTTGATAATTATTTCTTGGAAACTTTAATGACTGTCCAGAATCACATCTATCTCCGTAATAAACAAAACTATCAATCCATCTTGTAGCGGATATTAATGATCTATTCTTTTGATCATCCGTCTTATCTGTCCAAGTACTTGAATCTGGAACGGTTTCAAAATAACTATTAGCTTCAGTCAAGGTGACATAGCTATTAGCATTTGCTCCTTTTATAGTTGCATCTATAGTTGCTGCCACGATTAATAATTTATTTTAGT